GTGGTTCATATACCGGAGGGGGAGGCTCATATACCGGAGGGGGAGGCTCATATACCGGAGGGGGAGGCTCATATACCGGAGTAGGTTCAGGCGCTGAAGGACCTGGTCCATAATCTACAGCAGCACCTATACTTTCAAATGCTGAACTAACTGCACCTGCATCAAATCCTGCTGCCACAATTTCACTGGCACTGACACCTGCTGCTTCTGCTGCAGCGGCTATGTCACTGGCACTGGCGCCGTTGGCCAACATATCGTTGATGGCACTGGCTATTTCTTCTGCGGTATAGTCTGACATTGTATTTGTTACCTTGTTGTTTATTTACTGCTTGACAACCTGAGTACTCATGCTACGCAAACCCAAAGCATTTTGTGTGACTTGTAAATCACCACCATTGGTCACTTGAAATGTCACATCCATGATATACCAATAGTAGCCGGGCACAATGTTTGCATCAGGAAAGTTAGAAAATATAGTTTGTACTTCTGGTAACGTTTGATCTACTCCTACCAGTCCAGAATATTGATATATTTTTTTGGCAATAGTTTTGTCTAAATCAAACACATAACCTGGATTAGCAGGATCATTATTTGGACTGCCAATGTATCTATTGATGGCCACTGCGTAGTTCAAATCACTGGAAGTTGTGGCTGTGTATCGGATCGAATTGGTCAATTGTGAGGAAATAAACACACGGTCTGTTCCACCTGTCACTGTAATTTTGCTGTTGCAGTCCGTGCTGAGTGGGTTCACATATGGTGCTGTAGTAGTTGTAAAATATTTGACTTTTCCGCCCAATAAATCATCGGGTTGGGTTGGATATGGATTCCTTGTTGTTACAATCACATGATCCACGGTGCACGAAACGACACCCACAGGTTTCCACTTATCATTATAAAAGTCGTCAGTCCAATTATAACTTGTAATATTATTACCAGGAACAAAAGGTGGTGTTGGTTGAGTGGCAGTAAAATTGAATTGAAATGTATATGGATCTAATCGCACTGCACTTGAACAATCAATGCCTGGCACAAATAACAATGGTGGATTTGCTGGTGAAAATGTTAAATCTACTTTGCTTGTGTCGTTGTCGTTAAAATTTTCAGTGTTGGGCAGGTCCAGGGTAATTGTTGTGCCTTCGGTTGTGGGTGTGCCAATGCTTACAATAACAGCACCAGGTGCCACACCATAACCACTCACAACCATTCCTACTGTGAGATTATTTGTGTCAAATGTGGCAGCGGCCACAACAGTGTATTCACCGGCAATGCCAGAACAAACTGCATTGTAACTCAACACTGTATAAGGTGTTCTAAAATTGCCAGTTAACCAGCCTGTGGTCCATTGTTCATAGCCGTTGAAGTCTTGACCAAGTCCTGATGGACCAGACAACAAATAGTTTAGGGCATCTGTTTGAGCAGTTTCATTGTCAGGTTGAATTGGAAATTGCATTAACGATCATCCTCGGTTTGTGTGTATTGCCATGTGGTGGCTGAACACATCCATATATCTGCATTGGAAGTGTTGGTCAATTCCAAGGTGTTCACACGAAACGCATTTTGGTTGATCTGTGCCCAGGGATTGGCAGTGTTGCCACTGGCATCAATGGCAATGGTCACAGGAGTTTTCACAGTGGGCACAGAACCCACTGAATTGGCGCCTTCTATTGTGACTGTGATATTGCCAGTGGCGGGATATTCAGGTAATTCTGCATTGTTGATGTTGACCACTTCAGGTAACACACGATGCACCAATAATTTGCCTGAATAGTCTGGCAACAGTTTGATGTTGTCTCTGCGGAATGTGCTGGCAATATTGCCTGAGGGGTTGGCATTGCTGGTCAAGAAGCTGTAGCCTTGATCTTTTTGTACCAATTGCTGGTCAGTTTGGCCACGAGCATACACAACTGTGCGTGAGCCAAGATCTTTTGACCAATTTGGCAAGCTGGAATCAGCAATCTCATGCCATACAGGCGATTCACAGGCCATGGTGGCTGAACTCACATCTCTTGGCGCATTCCAGCAGTCCAGGTCATATCTATAACTCAACATCTTGTTGGGCACACCATTCACAATGGGATTGGTTGCAGACGCATATTCTGGCTTGGTAGTGTAGTAAATTTCCACCTGACTACGTTGACTGTTTACTTCCATAAACACTCTACTCACATATTCAGGATCCAGTTGATCATACAACCAGTTCTTCACACGCTGATTGCCAATGCCAGTGAAGTCATTGCCATCAAACACCCATATGTCTCTGGCATCAATGCCATACACCAATTTGTCTGTGTTGGCCCAGCAGTTTGAACTTAGCAGGCCACGACCTTGATTGTACAGTCGCACACCAATGATAGGTGCTGCAGTGGTTGAGTAGTTCAAGGGTGAGAATACCACAGTGTCCCAGTATGAGCACAGGAAGAAGTTGCCATTGGCTGGAAACGCATCCAGAGCAGGACCACGCAGCGGAACTTCCAACTGATTGGCCACATTGGTTATGGTTGGTGCCCAGGACCCAGGTGCCTGATTCAATCCAAATGCCTGTGACCATTGCACAGTGACAGCAAAGTTTCGAGTTGTGGTGGCAGGCAACCCAGACTGAACATATTCTTCTGCTGTCAAGTTGCCGGCCACCAGGATTGAACCCACATTGGGTGTGTTGTACAATCGCATGAAGTTGGCGTAGTAACTGGCCCAGTTGCTGTTGACATTCCAACTGTAGCGTGGAGCCACTGATCCCACATTGGGACCTGGATATGCTGCACCAGGCGTGGCAATGTAAACAATTGTGGTGGTGGTGCTGGAAACAACTTCAAAGTTGCCGTCGTAATAACTGTTGATGCCAGATATGGAGATGTTATCTCCAGACGCATAAGGTGCTGCCAATTGTGTGGCTATGGTCATAGTTCTTGTGGTTGGACTAAGATAGGTAATGTTCTTGATTGCAATGGGCAATGTGTTGGAATAAGGCACAAGTCGAGCATCTACCACATCTGGTAAAAACATAGGTGGATGTAAACTATCATTGAAGAAAGGCACAGTGCCATTCCAGGCTTCTGTGATATTGGTGCTTTGTGTGTAGCCGGAAAATGGCACAGCAGGGTCCGGATTGATATTGTGCCAGTAATCATCTGTGCCATTGCTGGCCCACCAGAAACCTTCTGTGGTGGCCACTATGAACCAAAATTCAGTTTCGTTGATTCTAAATCCAGAACTCACATAAGTTGGTGTGCCTGGTACTGTGCTGAGAATGTTTTGATCTCCGGCCTGGCTTCTGATGCCACGCACATCTGTTTCTACATTGACACCAGAGTTGTATTCCATGGGACCCAGGGCTGTTGAAGGCACATCCGGTGTGAATGTCATTTTGGCAAATGGTATTCTTGTTTCTGTAAATTTTTGTGCCATTTGTGTTCCTTTAAGGAGTAGGATATCTAATCATCACAATGCCAGCACCACCACTGCCGCCGCCGCCGCCGCCACCAGATCCGTTTATGCCGCTGGTGGCAGGAGAAGAAGGTTGGCCAGGGCCGCCTGTAAGTTGATAGCCATTGCCACCTACTCCGCTGCCACCAATGCCTCTTTGACCATATGCTCCTACTGCTCCACCTCCAGCAGAGTAATAAGTCGGTGTGCCATTAAAATTGTATTGTATGCCAGTGCCGCCATTGCCACCTTTGCCAACTGGTGAATTGCCAGTGCCGCCAGCACTGCCATATCCACCACCACCACCACCAATTGTGCGTGAATTAGATGCACCACCAGCATTGCCACCAGGTGCAGTGGCTGTGCCACCTGGATTAGACACACCTGAAGAGGCAGCAGCACTGCCACCACCATTAGCGCCTGTTCCACCTGTGGGTGACACTGGAAACTGGCCTCCTGCAACACCACCACCTGTGCTGGTGGCAACGCCACCACTGATACTACTTGACGCACCATTACTGGTCAAAACAGGCACAGCCACTGTGCAAGTATAAGCGCCAGGCGCAAATGCGTAACTTGCTGTTTTGATTTCACCACCACCACCGCCTGCACTGTAAAAACTAGCAGCATTGCCACCTCCACCTCCACCACCCAACACAAAGTATTCGGCTGTTAGTGTTCCTCCAGCAACTGTAAAAGTTCCTGTAGTGGTAAAAGTGTGAATGGTATAATTTATGGCACCAATAGTGGCAGTGGTTATAGTGCCACCAGATGCAACAACATTACCAACATAAGGTGTTGTTTGATTGTGTAAAAATGTCATTATGTTGTGTATCCTTTTACTAGATTACATAGATAGTTTGTGCCATTGTAAAATATGCTCAACACATCAATGGCATTGGCTGTTGTGCTCAATGTTTTAATTCCGTATGCAAATTTATACGCAGCATTGGCGGTCATCACACGACCACCTGTGGCATCCTGAGTGATGATTAAAGTGATGCTTTGACCAGTGCTCATGCCTGTGGGCAAATTCAAAGTAAAGTTGTTGTTGGCAGTCCAGTTCTGAACTGTGTAAACAGCACTGGGTGTGACTGCGGTGCCTGTGTTGCCACGACTGCTGGTGATCTCTGTGTACACACCTAATATGGTGTTGCCAGATGAATTGTTGATAGTGTTGGTCACTGTCAAATTGGCGCCGGTCAACAAGCCCACTCCTGTGACGTTGCCACCTGATATGTTGCCTGTGACTGCCAAACTGGTGAGTGTGCCCACTGACGTGATATTGGGCTGTGCGGCTGTGGTCACTGTGCCTGCTGTGGTAGCTGAAAGAGCAGTGGTGGCAGATCCTGCTGAGGCAGCATAAGTGGCATTGGCCACTGTGCCACTTACATTTGCTCCGGCTACTGCATTGGCAGTTGCCGCATAGGTAGCTTGAGTTGCATAAGTGGCAGCATTTGATAACACAGCATAAGTGGCATTGGCCACTGTGCCACTTACATTTGCTCCGGCTACTGCATTGGCAGTTGTCGCATAGGTAGCTTGAGTTGCGTAAGTGGCAGCATTTGATGACACGGCATAGGTAGCATTGGCCACTGTGCCGCTTACGTTTGCTCCTGCCACAGCATTGGCAGTTGTCGCATAGGTAGCTTGAGTTGCGTAAGTGGCAGCATTTGATGACACGGCATAGGTAGCATTGGCCACTGTGCCTGTGATTGCCGCACCGGGCATGGCTGAGACTGAATTCAAGTTGCCTGAGTAAGTGGGCAAAAACGCAGCAACATTGGCATTGCCATATGAACTGGTAGCAATGCCTGTTAATTGTGATCCGTTGCCCAAGAAATAACTGGCTGTAATGTTGCCGCTTGCGGACAAACTGGTGAGTGTGCCCACAGAGGTAATCGTGGGCTGTGCAGCAGTGGTCACTGTGCCTGCGGTAGTGGCAGTGTCAGCTGTGCCTGCTGAAGTGGCATAAGTGGCGTTGGCCACTGTGCCTGTGACATTGGCACCTGTCACAGAGTTGGCACTTGCAGCCACTGTGGCCACAGCCACTGTACCTGTGATCACTGCACCTGGTACTTCTGACACTGAATTCAAGTTGCCTGAATATGTGGGCAAAAATGCAGTGACATTGGCATTGCCATAGGTTGCTGGCAATCCTGTGAGTTGGCTGCCATTGCCCAGTATGTAAGTGCCTGTGACGTTGCCTGTGGCTATCAAATTGCCGCCTGTGATGTTGCCTGTGCTGTTGTTGACAAATGCCTGTAGATTTGCTGCAGTCACTGTATAATTGGTCACGCCAGCTACCACAGGTATGATTGTGCTGGCTGTGGGTGTGCCCAGATTGGGTAACTGACTAAACTTAACATTACTCATGGTAATTCCTCAATAAAATTATCGTTGTTTTCCGACACTAAAAAATCACTGGCAGTGTCTGTGATAAAATAAGCAACATCAAACACACTGGCCAAGGTATTGATAATGATACCCGGTCCTACGGTAATTCCTGCACCTATTTCGATCATTGTGGTTCCTTAGGTCATTGTGACTGTGATATCACCTGAAGCAATGGTCAAACTGCTGCCAGATTTAACTACCTGTGTGGTAATACTATTAAAATACAGTATATTGCCACTGGTGCTGTCATCCACAATACTGATGGCCACCGCAGCTAACCAGTCAGCAGATGCCGCACCAAAAGTCACAGATACATTGCTGGCAGCGTTGCCTCCTGAAGGTGCAGAAAAAGTCACTGCCTGACGACTGTAGTTAGATCCGGTCAATTCAGTTCCTGAAGTACTCACAGTGGGAGCAGTGCTATACAAAGCACAATACACAGTGGCTGGGCTGGTATAGCTGGTATTGCGAACCACGGCATTGGCCAGAGCGTTGGAAAGATAATTGGTCATTGCCATGTTAGTTGTTCCTTATATTATTGGTTGTTCTATACCGCGTGGTCCAATCAATTAAATTAGAGGACAAAATCAATTGGCGATTGCTGGCTTGACTAAACAGATCTTGTCCAGCAGCTTGTAAAAAATAATTGGTGCCCGAGGTATTGTAATTGGTAAATTGACAGTTGTTCCAGGCAGTGATTGTGTTCAATGACGCACTGGGATTGGCAGTCCGCCAGCTGGTGTTGGTGGCTGATTTAGGATCAAATGTCTGTCCCCAACTGTCGTATATACCACCTGTATAAAAAGTATAAGAGGTGTTGGCACTGTTATAAATTTTTAATCCATCTGCACCAGATGTTATATCGCTGGGAATTGATGCAGGCAATGATGCCAGGTTGGGCCACGTGGTGCCCACTGTGGGAGTGATTGTGTTGGTATTGTCTGCTTGAGCAATCACAACACCAGTCAAGGTATTCACTATCTGAGCCCGCACAAACAAACTACCACCGCTGGTGCCTGTCCAGCCACTGAATGTAGAACTGCTATTGCTGGAAGCAAAAATCACTGTCATCCACATGTCTAACCAATTGGTATACACAGTGGGTGTTTGCACATTGACAGCACCTGGAAATGGTGTGGCCAGGTATCTAAAACGGAAACAATCCAAGGTAGGACCTGTGTTTTCACCTATGCGTAGATCAGCGGTAAAGTCATAGTCGGTTGACCCTTGTCTTAACGTTTGACCTACTGGATTGCCATATGGACCTTGTGACAGGCCACTGGGCCAACTGCTGCTGGGCATGTAGACATGGAAAAAACACAAAGTTTTTAAGTTGTTGTAGCCAGTAAATCCTGTGAGACCTGTGAGATTATAAGTTCCACTGACATCGTTGTTTATTTGATTACCGGTGCTGAGATAATTAAATTCAGGTGATTGTGCCTGTATACTGGCCACTGCACCAGAACCAGAAAAGGCCACAATGAGTTTTTGATTCCACCATTTGGCATATTCAGAAGCACGAGCTAGTCCTAACATTATGAGAACACCGGTGAGATGGAGATCAGATACTGGTTAGCCGCAGTGAGGTAATTGTAAGTGCCAGTGACACTGACCATCACAGTGGTATTTGCCGTGGCTGTCACTGTGTTGGCCCCTGCTGCATAGCGATATGCTGTGCCCGTGGGCATGGTAACTGCGTATGGTGTGGCACCTTGTATAATAATCAAGGTCACTGTGTCACTTTGGTTAGCATAGGTGAGATCAGGTTTTTGCACACGAGTTATAAAGTTGGAAAATGTGATACTGGTAATGGCTTCTGAGGTATAGACCTGTTGCACCTGGGCTGTGTTTTTGTTCACAGACAAGGTACCACCTGAACTGGTAATATTAGCTGTAAGTTCGTTAAAACTATTCAAACTTCCCAGCTGTGCTTTGGCCAAAGTGTCATCACTGCGAAAACTAAAATAATTAGTGGCATTACGAGCCATGTTCCCCATGGCGACGCCAAATCCACCTGGGCTGTTGATAGTCGAAGTGCTGGGATGATAATAACTCACATAGGTAGTGGTAGGAACCACAGCAGTATTGGTTATACCGCTGTTCATGCTTGCTGAAAACGATATCACATTGCCTGCATTACCGTATGCGCCTAAGGCAATGTCTGATGCTCCCATTGTAGCCTGGTAACCAATGATTAGATTGGCTTGGCTTCCTGGTTGCACAGTGACTGTGGAATTAGTGGCAGTGACACCGGTGACAATTACGTTGCCCAAAGCACTGAGATCAGTGTTGGTGCCGCGTCCTACCAGGATCTGGTTTTGACTGGCCACAGCAAATGTTGAGTTGTTTACAGTGACATTAAAATTACTGGTGCCGCCACCAAGGTATACTTGGTTAAGAGAGGATCCAATGCGGCTATTGGTATTGGCGATATTGGCAGTTAGTATGCTCCACACTGTGTTGTTGTTTTGAGTGTAACGGGTGCCAGTGTTGGGCACTGACACAGCATCCGCATTCAACAATCTCACTGCATTCATAAAACTGCCCAATGCATTGGGATTTGAAGTATACACACTGTTGGCTGTGCCATCCAGATAAGCGTTACCAATCAATATACGCCAAGGTGTTGTGGTGCCAAAAGCAGTGACATTGGCAATATCTATGGTGACATTGGTCTGTAATTTATTTGTGTTCAATATCAAATTGGCCAAGCCAATATTACCAGTGGTGTTGTTGAATGTCATCAACACATTGCCAGCCAGTGCTGTGGCATTGTTGTATTGGATCTGTGTGTTTGATCCACCTGGTGTACTGGTAATGCCAGTCAAAGCAGAGCCATTACCGATGTAGTAGTTTGCACTCACATTGGCAGTGGTGGTGATATTGCCGGTTGAACTGATTGTGTTTGAACCAAATGCAGCCATGAATGTGGCCACATTGGCATTGCCATATGTGGCAGGTAGTCCAGTTAGTTGGCTACCATTGCCTAAAAAGTAGTTGCCAGTGACATTGCCAGAACTGGTTATGTTGCCTGACACAGTTAAATTGCTCAATGTGCCTACACTTGTGATGTTGGGTTGAGCAGCGTTTGAGACTGTGTTGGCAGTTGTGGCTGATCCAGCACTGGTGGCATAGGTGGCATTGGCCACTGTGCCTGTGACATTGGCACCTGTGATTGTGCTTAGAGTTGAGCCATTGCCCACAAAATATCCTGCTGTGACATTGCCCGAAGTTGATATTGAATTTGAACCAAATGCGGCCAAGAAAGTGGCCACATTGGCATTTGAATATGTGGCAGACAGTCCAGTTAACTGGCTTCCGTTGCCTAAAAAGTAATTGGCTGAAACATTGCCAAGACTCACTATGTTGCCCGCTTGTAAATTACCTGTGTATACTGGCAAGTAAGCAGCCACATTGGCATTGCCGTAACTGCTGACAATGTTGGTTAGATAATAACCATTGCCCACAAAGTAATTGGCTGAAATGTAGTCAGCACCTGTGATATTGCCAGCAACACCTGTGGTTCTCAAGTATCCGGAACTGGTAACGTTGCCGGTCACTGTCAATGCACTGCCAACAGATGCGTTTGTTACCACAGTCAGGTTGCCTCCCACTGTGACATTGTCTGGTAGGCCAAATGTGACTTGATCTGTGGCAGTTATAGCCACAGTTACTTCATTTACTGTGCCAATCAGGCTCAGCGTGCCGCCCAGAGGCAGGGCAGTGGTATTGGCACCATCCGATATGGTTATACCACCACTCACATATCCATCCACATAGGCCTTGGTTGCAGCATCTTGTGCTTGAACCGGATCTGTGACATTGTTGATGTTGACATTGCCCGCTGAAATGTTGCCAGTGGCAGGAATCAGTTTGGTGCCTACCACAATATTACCTGCTGACACAGTGCCTGCTGTGCTGATCGCGCCCGGTGCACTTAAATTACCATCTGCACCAAAAGTCCAGGTGGGATTGATACCGCCAATGGTGTTGGTAGCAATGGCAACATAACTGTTGGCAAATACAGCTGCTTCACCGGTGTCATTGAAATAAGCACCTGTATTGACTCCAATGGCATTGCCTGTGATGGTGATTCGTTGATCACCTTGTTCAATGATGCCACTGTTGTTGGTAAATGAGATCTGATTGGCCAGCAGCGTTCCACCATATGTGGGCA